CAGTGGTGCCTATGTTGGACACCATGTCGAATGTGCCCAGGTTAAGCGGTTTGCGCAGGTCCAGCGGCATGGCGCCGTCCTGGCCGTTCCAGTCAACGCTGGTGTGTTTGAATCCTAAACTGGCGAACCAGTCTTTATAGGTGCCCTGCGCGTTCTTTTTGTTGCCCAGCTCCAGCATGGTGTCGCCATAAAGCGGTTCGAATAACTCCCACTCTAACTCCGGCACCGGATTTACCCTGCCCACTATAAAAAATCCTCCAGATCACCCGTTTCAAAAAAGTCCAGCGCACTGCCCGGGCTACAGTTGATAATCCGCAGGCCGTAGCGCGCCGGCTCAATCGTGCGGTAGCAGTTTAGTAGGCCCTGCAACTCACCGCCCGGGCCGATGCCAAATTTCGTCCAGTGCTGCATGCTGGCCGGGTACTCGCCGAAATAGTGCCGCGGGTTCGGTGCGTGCTGCGCCTGGCCATCGTACCCGGGGCCGTAATTCAGGTCATGGCCCACCAGGACGGCTTCGGTCACCCCGTAATGCAAAGCCAGGTTAAGCAGACCGTAGCCAGAGCTGTGCCCGTGATGCACACGCCCGGGGATAGTCGCCAGGCCGGGCAGGTCGAACCCTTCTATGTAGTTCAGGCCGTACCGGGTCGCCGCGTCGCGGTTATTGGTCCATTTCTCAAAATCACCCGCCCGCAGACTGCCATCAGACGGCCAGTAGTGGTCCCACCAGTTGGCATTAGTAGCGTATAACGCCACCAGCGGCAGCACCTGGTAAGTGGAGTTGCACCCGAAAATCGGCACGTCCGTCTGGCGCAGCATTTCGGCAACTGCCGGTGTCAATGACGGGCCGGTGCCAGCTATTACAGCTCGCATAGGTGCCGCTTGGGGAATTGGTGCAGGGCGGTGAATCGGGTGTAATTTTCAACTATCACACCCTCCCGGTCCAGATCCCGCGCCAATTTGTCGAAATTGTGGATAAATACGCTGTAATTACTGCCCACTGACAGGCCCTCGGGACGGTCGTTAAACCAGTGCGCCCGGCCGTCGGTATTCTGCATATCGTAGCCCAGCAAGCGTATAGCGGTGGCGCCCTGTAGAAAAGCCAGATTAATCGCCTGGGCGCCGCTGTTCATGTTCTGGTGGATGCGGTCATAACCCAGCCCCTTGTTATCCGCGCTGAGAGTGGCTGTCAATCCGTTATTTCGCGCATAGTCGCGCTCTTTCGTGTTGCGGTATTGCGTGTGTAGTGCGCCGGTGAATGTGGCCCGCACATCAGCCAGGTGGTGTTCCCACCAGCGTCTGTCGCATGCGTAAAGAATGTCGGCAGTCGGCAGCAGTCGGTAGCTGTCATTGACCGCGATTATTCGGGCGCGGCCGGCTTCTCGCTCTTTCGAGACTTTTTCGCAGTCTTCGCTTGTGAGACTTGGGCCGCTGCAGACGCACCACCAGACGCTGCCCCGCTCTGCTTTTTTTCAGTGACCGGTTCTACAATTTTAGTCTCGTAGGGGCGCGCATTACCTATCCGTATCATATTCTCCGCCAGGTCGTCGGGTATGTCCTGGGCGGTGGGTTTGGGCTCGAATACCTGGCCGCCTATGATAGTCGGCTGCAAAACAATTACGCGCATGGTGTGCTCCGTTGAATTCTATAAAAGGCGGCCCGGAGGCCGCCTGGTGTAGCTCCGGCGTGTTACAGGCTGCCGGTGATCATTGCCTCAGTGCGGTACAACAGCAGCGCCAGGCGCTCCTCCGCAAGGATTGTCACCATGTTTTTGGTGAAGTTGTTGCCGTCGTGCTGCGACATTTCGACGCTGGCGCTTTCGCGGTCCTTGATCTCCGCGGCGGCGCTGGACCCCATCAGGAATGTGCCGGCCGAAACGCTGTTAGTAACCACAACATTCAGGCCCCAGAGGTTGTGGCTCATCATGTTATTGGGGTTGCCAACTACATAGCGGTCATCACTCGACCCAACTTTCCTGATCTCAATGTCATACCAGTCAGACGGATTCAGCACCAGGAAATTGGGCTGGTATTCCGCGACGAAAGCCTGCTTCTGACAGTGACGGATAATATCAATTTCATTCGTCAGCTGTGGGCTGGTGGGCACGTAGCTGGTGGCCTGGGTAATCAAGCCATTCAGCTGGTGGTTAGCACCAGTGCCGGTCAGAAGTTGTTGCTCCTCCTTCAGCTTGAGCCCGTACATCAACCGGCCATTAATATGGCTGGACAGGCTGGCAGAGTCGGACAGTACCTGCTTGGATGCGGGGATGAAGTGCGCAACAGTAACCACGGGCACGTTAACCAGCGTGAACGTGATGGCCGATTCCGGTTTGGTCACGTTCTCGTAGGCCTCCGGCGAACCGGAAACAGTCGGCGCGGCTGCGTTCGTGAATGCGTCTTCCCTGGTGAACTCGACAAGGTTACTGGACGTGCTGCTACTGGGCAGAATGTCACGGATCGTCAGCACGCGGTTAGGCGTGGTGGCGATACCGCCCAGGCGGTCAGACGGTACAAGTGGCTGATTCTGGCCGGTGGCGTTGATGATCGCGGTCTTGAATTCGCCGGCTTTTTCGCCTTCGTAATCAACACGCGCAGACGGGAACCGCCCCTCCATCATAGCCGTGGCCTGGTCAGACTTGGCGAACATCTCGCCCAGGCTTTCGGCGCGGTTAGCCTCCTGGTGCTGGCCCTTCTGCTCCACAACCTGGACACGGTCGTACAGTTCAAAGTATTGCTTTTCCAGGGCTTCGTGTTTGGCGAGCGTTTCGGCTTTCGCCTCGCCCAATTCCGCTACCTGGCCCTGCAGCTGTTCGCCGTTGGCCTTCAGCTCGTCGAATTTCTCGACGATGTTGGCCTCCAGGTTCTTCAGCTCTACGATAGACTCCACTGAGTCCAAGTGTTTTTGATCGCTCATGGTGTGAATTTCCTATGCAAATTAACAAGAGTTGCGGCGAGTGCCGCTTTCGTTTCCCTGTCTTTTGCTTCGTCAATCTCTCCACGGACACCGTGGCCTAATTTCAAAAGATGGCTGACAAAGTATTTAGCCATTGACCTGGAAAAGCCGCCTGCATCCCGCAGGTAACGCTCCATGTCGGATACGGCCCCGAATGCCTCCAGGTCCGCCTTTACCGCCAGTACCTGCGCGTGCGTATCGCACGGCCGGTTAACGGCGGAAATCTCGAATAATTTCATGCTGTGGATAATGCGCCCGCCGTCTTCTTTGTACTCGAAGTCGCCGGGGCCCATGGTGAACCCGACAGATAGGCCGGCAACAGCGCCGCGTTTCAATCCGCTGTACAGCATGGGGCCGTCGTTGTGATTCATATCTATTTTTCCTACAGCCCTCAGGCCGATAGAGTCTACCTCCAAACTCACCCAATCACCCGGCGGGACCGCGTCGTGCTGGTGGTTAAAAAAGAACTGCGGCATATCACCGGACGCCAGCGACTTGGTGAAAGCCTCGGGCATTATTGTATCCCCGACCAGGTCGGTGTTGCCAAACGTCGACGCGTACCCGGTAAACTGTCCGGTTTCGCTTTTTGTCTCGTCGTCGCTATTGTCGAACTTCAGCTGGCAAAGGTGTAGCGGATTGATCTTGGTGTATGTTGTCATTATTGACAGCCTCCAGGTCTTCTATATTCGTCAGATTAGTCTGCACGGTCAATTCGTCAGCGCCGTCAGTCTCTGGCAAGTTAACCAGCTGCCGCGCCTCGTTCCTGGTCATTAACCCGTTCTGCACCATGCGTGATAAATAGTTGGCTTTCGCCCCGCTGTCCATTTTCACCAGCGGCGCCGTGTTGTGGTCCACAGAAATATCAGTACCCGGCGGCAGCAGCTTGTGCCGGATCTCACACTCCCATTCGTCCAGGTACGGCTGCACAGTGAACGTCAAAAAAGACAGCATCTGCTGTTCAAATGACGCGGGCCAGGCGCTGCTGCCACTCTCGCCGGCGCCTATCATCACACCCGGCACGCCGAAAAAGCGCGCTATCTCGGACAGTTGCTGCGCCCGTGTGGCAATCATCTGCATTTGGTCGGCGGTGAAGTCCAGGGCGTCGTATTTGCTGCCGCCCTCCAGGACCCACAGCTTATTGGCGCTCATCGCGCCTTCTGATAAACCCTCGTAAATAGCCGCGGCCTGTTTG